ACTGGGTGACATCATTAAAAACGAGGTCGCTGTTCAGTTTGGTAAAGGCGAAGATAACAAGGCTGAGCAATTGCTTAACCTTGCAGTGCAAGAGGGCTATGAGCCTTCGCAAAAGCAAAAGGTAGAACCTATGACTTTGAAAGCACTCTATAGAGAGCGTGTCGAGGCCGGCCTCGACATGCCCTCGCAATTCTTTAATGTTTTTATTAAAGATCAAACAAAAATAGGCCGGAAGTAAAGGAAACAAGAAAAATGAACCAAGTAGCGAAAAAAGAAAAATCAGACGTAGCTTTAACAAGCATGTTTGAACAAGACCAAGCATCTGGTTTTGGTAATATGGGGTCTGAAGACTTTGCATTGCCATTTCTAAGAGTGTTAGGTCAACTTTCTCCCGAGACTAATAAACGGGATGCAAAGTATGTAGATGGCGCTGAGCCAGGTATGATATTTAATACCGTGACAAAGCAACTCTACGACGGAGAGGAAGGCGTCAACGTAATACCATGTTATTACAAACGTGAATACGTTGAGTGGTCTGATCGTGGTGAGGGCACAAGCGCTCCCATTGCTATACACTCTGTGGATAGCGGCATAATAAAAGAGGCGACTCGAGATGCAAGTTATAAAGATAGATTACCTAACGGTAATTATCTAGAAAACACGGCATCATACTTTGTGCTGTTGGAGTCAGGTGAAGCCGCTTTGATTTCTATGAAATCTACACAACTAAAAGTTAGTAGATCGTGGAACTCTATGATGAACAGTATCAAACTTAAAGGTAAGAATGGTATGTTCACACCGGCTATGTGTAGTCACGTGTACAACTTAAAAACTGTGCAACAATCAAACGACAAGGGGACTTGGTTTGGTTGGAATGTAGAAAAGGTTGGTCCTGTTCAAGATAAAGGTTTATACGAGCAGGCAAAGAGTTTTGCTGTAAGCGCTAATAAGGGTGACGTTACTGCAAAACATGGTGAAGAAGATACCAAGTCAAAAGACTCGGTACCGTTTTAATCATGGTGGGCCCGTGGTTAGACTCCCCCGTTGCTGCGGGCCCACAATTAGAAAGGAATTATTATGACGAAAGTATGTCCAACATGTCAAAAAGAATTTGAAATAACAAAGTGGCAAAAAAGTAAAATTTATTGCACAGAGTTGTGCAAGCCAACATGGCGGCCCAATCGTGGTAAAGCAAAAACGGGGAGGCCAAAACGTGAGATTTAAAGAAATATTTGAAGGCAACAACAGTGCCTATGGTCAGCTGATATTATCAGGAGCGACAAACGACAAAGGCAAAGCAGACGGTAAGGCTTTTATAAAAAGACAACCAGTCACTGATAATCTTTGGGAGGATCACCTAGCTGGTAAAGATCCTGCTCTAGGTGTTATACCCATAAACGAAGATAATATGTGTAAGTGGGGTTGTATCGATGTAGATGTTTACAATGTCGATCACTTAGTTTTAATGAGAAACATAAAAGGTTTTAGTTTTCCATTAGTCACATTTAGATCTAAGTCTGGTGGCGCACATCTATTTTTATTTGCTAAAGAGTTTATTCCTGCATCACTGATGCAGTCAAAACTCAAAGCAATGGCAGATGCTTTGGGTTATGCAGGTAGTGAGATATTTCCGAAACAAACTGAAATATTAGTTGAGCGTGGAGACACAGGTAATTTTTTAAATTTACCGTATCACGGTGGTGTGCGTGGTTTGAGATACGCGATCAAGGCTGGCGGTGAGGCTGCTAGTTTAGAATCATTCTATTCTATATACGACGAATGGGCACAGACAAGAGAAGAGATAGAACAAATAACTGTAAAAGAAACAAAAGTAGAAGAGGCGTTTGAGCAAGGACCACCTTGCTTAAACAGACTAGCGACAGAGGGTTTTGGTGAGGGGTCAAGAAATAATTCATTATTTAACATAGCTGTGTATTGCAAGAAAGCTTTTGAAGATTGGGAGAACAAGGTAGGTCAATACAATCAAACATATATGGACCCACCACTAAGTTATCAAGAGGTACAGCTGGTGATTAAGTCTGTCACTAAAAAAGGTTACGATAAATACAGATGTAAAGAGCAACCAATATGTGGTGTATGTAATGCTGCTAAGTGTAGAACAAAAAAGTTTGGTGTTGGTTTTGAAGAGGAGCAAATGCCAGAGTTAGATACACTAACAAAGATAACATCTAATCCACCACAATGGTTTTTAAATGTTGGTGGTAAACGTGTAGAACTAAAAACAGAACAGCTACACAATCCTAATTTATTTGCAATAGCAGTCTTGGATCAAGCAAACGTAGTATCACCCATACCAAAAGCACAAGACTGGAGAGAAGTTTATTTAAAAACTTTGATGCAAAACTTACAAGAAATAGAACCACTCGAGTCATTAGATCCAATAAATCAGATAGTAAATTTATTGTACGACTTCACAGTCAACAGACCTGCTGCAAGAACAAAGGAGGATATGCTCAACAAGATGTCTTGGACTGATGAGGGTTTTACATATTTTAGAATGGATGACTTTTATTCTTTTTGCAAACGCAACAATTGGGAGATGGATAAAATTAAAACAGGTAATCTGATAAAAACACTCAAAGATATTTTTGAGGACGAGATTAGAATGACTCTAAAGAACCAAACACCAAGAGTCATAAAGATAAAAGCCATGAGAAAAACAAAACCAGAGATAAGTCAGGAGAAATATCAGGAGACGCCTTTCTAATGAAAAAACGGAATATATATCGGTGCAAAGAAAAATGCACTATTCATTTTTCCGCTACAGGAAAAAAATATTACAAGCCTAAAAAAAAACCAGTGTATCACAAGGAGAGACAAGCTAAATATGTGCGTAAAATGCGTCGCAGAAAGCAGTACATTCCAAAAATGATACATTATTTAATTTTTTTAAAGGAGGGGGTCGACATTAATAATTGGACATCAACTTGCCAAATATGTGGTAACAAAATAGATGTTAGCTCTTCAAAAGTAAATTTTAAATCAAAAAAACTATACTGCAGTAAAAAATGTATTTCTAAATCAGAGCCAGTTAAAAAAGCTGTGAGAAAGCAAGAATTAAAAAATCGTTTTATAAATAGATTTATAAATAGATTGGCCTACCTCAATGGAACTAGCACAAACAAGCATCAATATAATAGCATGGCAAATAAAATAAAAAAAATTGAAGAAAAAAATAAAACAAAATATGCTTTTTGTAGGGTGTGTGGCAACTCTTATTGTCGTGAAGTTTTTGGTGGTGGTACTGTTTTTTGTTCAAAGCCTTGTGAAAAGGCATACGAAACTGCTAGAAGTTGTCGTATAAAAAAAAGAATGCCCAAATGGATAACCGTTGATCAAATATCACAAATGGCTCTCATGCACTTAAACTGTCCTGAGTCGGATGATGTTGATCACATAGTGCCTTTAAAACACGAGAAAGTTAGTGGACTACATGTTCCTTGGAATTTACAACATTTAGAACATGAGGAAAACATGAAGAAAGGAAATAGTTTTGAAAGCTAGAAAAACTTGGATTGCAAAGTGTCCTTGTTGTGATTCAGAATTCATTTGCACTCATAAACGAGGAAGTATTAAAAAATATTGCTCTCGAAAATGTTATAACAAAGAAAAGAAAAGAAGATATTACAAAAAATATGGAGAAAGAGAAAATTTAAAAAATCGTGTTAGAGTTAAAAGAAAAAATTTTATAAAAAATTTCATTAAGGAGTTAATAAAAAAGTATTCAGTTAAAAAAATTAAAATAAGAGGTCAATGTAAATCAATAGAAATTAGAATAAAACGTATTACAAATAGCACTTTTTTTCCAGATAGTTTTTGTAAAGTATGCGACCAAAAATATATGTTTGGTAGTAGTAAAGTTTATTGTTCTGAGAACTGTGAGAAAGCATGGAAAAATACAACGAAGGCCGGCAAAGGCGACAGCAACAACAGAAATACTGTGAAGTGGTTGACGTTTGAACAAAAAAAACAAATAGCTCAAATGTACGCTTTCAGACCACGTAATTATGACGTAGATCATATTGTTCCCTCAAAAGGTGAAAATGTATCTGGACTACACGTGCCTTGGAATTTACGGTGGCTTCGTCACAAAGATAATTCAAAGAAAGGAGTTAATTTTTGAAAACAATAATACTAGGACCACCAGGCACAGGCAAGACAACAACGCTACTAGATTTAGTAGACGACTTCTTGCGATCAGGCACAGACATAAAAAAGATAGGATACTTTTCTTTTACAAAGAAAGCTGCGTGGGAGGCAACACGTAGAGCAGAGGAAAAGTTTATGTTGGATTATAAAGACATACCTTATTTTAGAACACTACACTCATTGGCGTTTAGAATGTTAGGTGCAAAGAAAGAAACTGTAATGGATCACGCAGACTACAGAGACTTTGGTTTGAAATGCGGCATACCAATCAAGACAGCTTGGTACCAAGATGGCAATGGCACATTTAATTCTGACAATGAGTATCTACGTTTGATAAACAAGGCACGAGTTTTAGAGATGCCTGTCTTGGATCTGTACGACAGAAACGAGCACAGTATGGACATAGAGCGAGATCTATTATATCTTTTAGATCAAGAACTTAAACGATACAAAGAAGAAAAAGGACTTATCGACTACAATGACATGGTTGTTAAATTTACGGAACAAAACATATCACCGTCTTTCGATGTACTATTTATCGATGAGGCGCAAGATCTCTCTCCACTACAATGGAGAATGGTTAGAACGTTATGGAGCAAAGCAGACAAGACATATATTGCCGGTGATGATGACCAGGCTATTTTTAAATGGGCTGGTGCTGATGTTGATACTTTTATTGCACTTAAAGAAGAAGTAGATTACGTCGACACATTAAATCAATCTTACAGAATACCTGGTGGACCGATACATGAATTGTCACAACGGATAATTAGAAATGTTTCTAACAGATACGATAAAGATTATTTACCAAGACAAGAGATGGGTGATCTTACAAGATACTCTGACGTCACACAGGTAGACATGTCACAAGGTGAGTGGCTGGTGTTGTCAACTGCCAATCACTTTTTAGATAACATAAAAGATTTATGTGAGTTGCAAGGTTGGTATTATTCACACAAAACAAAAAACTCTGTGAAACTAGATTTACTTCTTGCGATACAAACGTGGGAGAGATGGAGAAACGGTGAACAATTATTACCGGTTGGATCGATAAAAAATATTTATTCTTATCTTGGAGAAAGCGTAACCAAAGGTTATCAAAAAGGTAAAACAATGGACGAGAACGAAGAGGGTTATTACATTGAAGAGTGTCTCGAGAACCACGGATTACAAACACAAGACGTTTGGTACAAAGCGTTTGCAGGATTAGATACCAACACAGAAAACTACATTCGTAATATGTTAGCCAACAAAGAAAGTTTTAAACAAAACCCACGCATAACTTTATCAACAATACACGGAGCGAAGGGAGGTGAAGCTGATAATGTATTACTACTACCTGATATTACTAAGTCTGCTGCTGATCAAAATGACATCAACCCGGACGAGCTACATAGATTATTCTATGTTGCTGTGACACGTGCAAAGAAAGCTTTGCATATATTAGAACCAAGAAATTATGACAGGGCATACATGTTGTGAGATTTCATGAACACATAAAGGGTGACAAAGCAGAATACATAGCTGCAATGTGGTTATGGGATCAAGGATATTTAGTTTGTAGAAACATGTCACAACAAGGGCCAGTTGATCTGGTTGCGATAAAAGAACACGAAGTTATACTGATAGATGTAAAATCAGAATGCAGAAGAAAGAGAGACGGATACAAAATAAACAGATCACTAACACCAGTGCAAAAAGTTCTTGGTGTGAATATTTTAAATGTAAATGTAGAAACAGGAGAATGCACATATGTCTAACCCATACGACAATCAGGTCGGAGGCGACCATTACAAAAAATACCAGATACAGCCTAGCGAATTCATCAATAAAAACAAATTGTTATTTGCTGAAGGATCTGCTATAAAATATATTGTAAGACATCAAGATAAAGGAGGCAAAGAGAGCCTCGAGAAAGCGAAGCATTTTATCGATATGATAATCGAGAGAGACTACAATGACTGATTCTATACGACGTAGAATGGCCTTAGGTGGAATGGTTGAAGATCCGTCAGAAATTTTTGATTCTTATTTAGAAGAAAAAAAAACTTGGCGTGCCATGAATGGCAATAATGCAAAAAGAAATGGTGATATTACAGAAATGGATTTTTGTAATGCAGTATCAAAACATGGGTGGGAAGTTTTTAAAAATATTTCTTGTGTTGGTCCAGTAGATTGTATTGTCATGAATACTAAGGGTAAGCTTTATAAAGTAGATGTTAAAACAGTGCCCAATTTAAAATACGCTATGAATATAAAAAATGAATATGACAATATTTGCATAGGTTTTATGTATCAGGGTAGAGCTTGTATTCAATACGGAAAAGGTGAAGACGATCAAATAGTTTTAAAATTAAAAGAAGAGGACAAGTCCCCTTTTT